TGATTTAGAAAACAACTTGCAGACGCATTATTACCAGCTTTGAATACTATTGTTGGTGTATTTAGTGAGTTATTTAGTGCAGAAAATGATTTTAGTGGGTTTTTTAAAGCAATAGAAATAGGAATTAGAGGTATATCTATTGGAATATATGGGACTATAAAATTAGTTGATGAGGTTGTTAGAGTAATAGGGAATTTAGGTAAAAGATTTAAAAATTTCTTTGATAACTTGGTTGCAGGTATACCACCATTTATTTTAAAAATGATTGGAGGGGTAGGTAATGCTGCAAAAGATTTAGGAAGTGCATTTATAGATCAACAAAAAACTAATTTTAGCTCACTTATGGGTGAAGATTTTATGGTTGGTTTTAAAGAAAGATTAGAAGGTAATTTTGCAAAAATAAATGAATTATTTAGTGGAGAGACTAATGCACCTGCTACGTATTTCCAAAAAATAGATGAAGCTGCAAAAGGTGCTGGTGAGACAATAGAAAAAAGTTTTGGTGCAACAATGAAAGAAAAATTAAATAGCTTTAAAGACAGCATCAAAACAGTAGGTGAATCAATGGCAGATGTGGTTATAAAAGGTGTAAAAGGTATGGAAGATGCACTAGTTACTTTTGTTACTACTGGTAAGTTAAGTTTTAAAAATCTTGCTAATAGCATTATTGCTGATATGGCACGTATCGCTATACAGCAAAGTATTACTAAACCATTAATGGGTTTTTTAGGTGGTCTTTTTGCAAAAGGTGCTGCATTTGATGGTGGTATTGTTGATAAGTATGCTAAAGGCGGTGTTGTAAATAAGCCTACATTATTTAAATATGGATCTGGAGGAACTGGTAATTTTGGATTAATGGGCGAGGCAGGGGCAGAAGCAATACTACCACTTAAACGTGGGCGTTCTGGTAACTTAGGGGTTGAGGCTTCTGGT